TGCACCAAGTGCACCGGCTGCCACTTTCGCAGCGCGTGCAAGGATGTCCGTGGCTTTAGTGAGTGCGGTTGTTGATGCTTCCGCTTTACCGCCAGATTGCGCGAGCTGGTCGAGCGCTTTCGCGCCCTTTCCAACTTCTGTGGAGTTGACCTTTAGATAAAGCGTAGCATCAGTCATTTCGTTTTCCTTTGCGCGTCAACCCATGCAGCGTCAACAGCACGCAGTGCTTTTCTCTCCCACAACTCCAGGGTGTTGCCGGTCGCCCATTGCCATGCAATCATTGAGGTGGCGGTGATGCGTGAAACTGACATACCTCCCTCCCTCTCTGCATTATTCATATCAACGAACCATATCCACAAGTGCCCTGCCAGCATCGGCAATTCCGGCAATTCCGCCAGCTGTCGCGGTTGCTTGCCGGTCTGTCGCCACGCGCTCTCCAGTTGAGCGCGCAGCGACTCTTTAGTCCCCTCAACAATGACGCCTAGTTCAAACTCTGCCCGTGCATATTCAACGAGTTGCTCGGTCAGAGTTTCATAAAATTTGCCGTCGCTTCAGATTGTTGAGTTACTTGCGCGGCAATCAGGGCGTTATTCTGGCAAAGGCGCAGTGCGTTTTCCGGCGTGAACGGCGCACTGATGCCGCAAAACCGCTCTTTCTGTTCTGCGGTCAATCCATCCACCTGCCCAGCACCGCGCCACCCGGCCAGTCGCACCGATGCGACGCGCTTGCCATATTCAACGTCCGATTCATAAGGCTCGAATTCAGCTTTGTTTTTCCCCACCCCGATCCTTTGATTGATCTCGCGTGCCGCAGCTTTGCGACGACGATCGTTTTGTAGCCGTGCAGTTTCCGCCATCACCCGTTCAGATTCGCCGCCGTACACAGATAGCCATACTCCTGTCGGCTCCCCTTGTTCGTTGACATATTCGAACTCGAATGCGGTTTCTCCCGCTTTCGTCGCGCTCAAATCATCCAGTGAAAATGCTTGTTTCTGTGTCATGGTATTTCCTTTCGCGGGTTAAAAGTATTGCCCCTTGCCCGACCGCGCTCCTGCGAAAGGAGACACGGGCGAGTAGGTTGCTCTTACACTCAGGCTGCCAAACTATCCTGGCAGGAGATGATGGTTTTCGCATTTGCCAGCGTTGGCCCGCCGTTGCCGTTGATCTCGGCGGTAAATGCGTAGGTGCGTACAATGCCGGTTTCTGAGGTGTCCTTGTCGTCACTGGTCAACTTGACCTTGCTCATCACGAAGCTCACGAACTCGCTGGCGTTGGTTTCATCCACCGCATCAACGACCGCAATGCTGATTGGCGTGCCCGCCTCAAAATAACCAGGCATCACTCCATCCTCATAGAAAGCGGTAATCTGGCCGGTCACTTTCAGAATTCTTCGTGTGACATCAGGGGCGATATTGGAGCCAAGCACCTGTCCAACCAGTGCCACGTTGCCGTCAATCTTGATGGTGGCGCCAGTCACGTTGCCTACCTGCGTGCCCTGTACGATCACCGCCCCTTTAATACCCTGCACGACTGCGGTTGTCGTCTCGGCAGTAGGTGTAGTCAACACCTGCGCCCCGCTGGAAGTGCGGTCACGTGCCACGGCATTGAATGCCACGGTGGTGTTACCGGTTGCGGGGATAGCAATATCAACCGAGCCGAATACCGTGTCGGTGAATAATTCAGACTGGGTGATGTCCGACTGATATTCTTCCACCGTCCAATAATCACTGGTTTGTGAGGTAATTGGAGCAGCGAGTTTCTTGCCATGAACCGTCACCGTGCAGGCTGTGATTGCTTCGAGCGTCAGAGCAGACGAATTGAGCGTAATGCCGGTGAATATCAGTTCGGAGGTGATGCCAATGACCAGGATGTTGTTGGCTTTGTTGCCCGCCGCGCCACCCGCCGCCGAAAGACGCACCACGTCCCCGATCTTTAGTCCATTGGTCAGGAAATTTGGGGTTGCTGCGGACGCGGTGAAGGTGTACAGGGCAGCAGTTCCTGAAATCGTGATGGTGGACGCAGCGAAAGCCGATACCGCTGCAAACGTGCCACGAAGCAACGAAGCAAGCAGGGTCGAGTACGTGTTGCCGGACAGCAGGCCGTTGAGCGTGAACGATGCACCGCGCCCGCCCATCGTCACACCGGTGGATTGCTGGTGACTGGTGATTTCATTGTTCTCGTAGGTGGCAATCGCCAACTTACCGCTGGATGTTTCCCGGCGAAGCGCCTGCCCACCCGTCCCGGAGCGCGGAACCCCGAGGCCGGTTTGCTTGTAAACTGCCAAAACTTTGCCACTTTCACGTGCGATGGTCATGATCATTCTCCTTTGATGGAATCAATCGGCGCGTCGGCAACCTTACCGCGCCATGTTTGCTTGACGGCAGGTTGCGCCGGTTCTTTCGGGTTCGTGAGGAATGCGAGGGATTGCCGAAGCCACTTATCCGCATCGGCATCGCTTAACACCACTTCACTACCATCCTGTCTATATAGTTTTTTCATGCTGTCTCCTATCCGTTAACCTGTGCTACAAACTTAATCTTCACAATCACCGCGTATCGGTCGCCCTCGACCCCACCCGGCGCGATCTCCGGGGTTTCAGTCACCATCGTGGTAATCCCTCCGCTGACGAAGGTGCTGCCGCGCTTGAACGTCGTGCGGAGCAACATTGCCCTCGCTGCAATCGTCGCGGTTCCGACCGACAGCGGATATTGCAATTTCACTTGCATGTAACCCGTCTCCTGGTAGCGGTCGCCCATCTCACGGTTGCTAGGCGTTGCGAACAGCATATGAACCTGCTGATACGGCGTTCCTGCTACCGGCACGAATGGCACATTCTCGAATGCGGTGCTCAACGCCGGACTCATGCCGTTCAAAGCAGTCTCAAGCGCAGCGCGGATCGCAACGACACTCATGCTCTAAACCCATACTTGTGCAGCACGCCAACCACTGTCTGCATAGCGAGACCATAGATGCCCTGCGGTGCTTGCGTGGAATGTCCGTTTTCCAAAGCCATCGCATACGGAACCCTATTCGCTATATAGTGCACCCCCGCTGCCGGTGAAGAATAAATGCCTGCCTTTGCAATTGCCGTTGAGCTTGATCCGCTTGGGTCTTCGCCTTCAACCTCACTGTCCGGCAAGCTGCCGAAGTTGTATTGGTTGTTGATGCGGAAATGTCCGCCGATATAGCCTTCGGGCTTCGGAGGCAGTCCGCGTGTCGCCCTATCCATGTTGCTCGCCCATAATTCCCTGTTGCCAACCGGCGACCGGCGGTCCACCTCACCATGCAATTCCGTCACCACCTCGCGCACAGCGTTATCAATGCTCAACTTGCGAGCATTGGCGAAGGCGGTTATGTCGGCGGAGAAGGTCATCTTACTTTTTCGGCTTCACGCGACGCGAAACCTTGTTATAAAGCGCATCAAATTTTCGCTGCCCTGTGCCAGTTCTAGTCAACGCGTTCAAGGCGCTGCGTTTGCTACGTGCAAGAACCGAGCCATCGCTCAATGGCGTACGCCGGCGAAATGGTCTCGCGCCGCTTCCGCTGCGCAACGATGATGTGCGTTGCGCCACACCAAACATACTGTCTACGCGCTTTGCCCCTTGCGTTGTGCTTTTGCCGCCAAAAGCTACACCCCTTGCGTTCTTGCGCGTCGTTGCCCGCGCAATACGATGTCCGCCGCCCTTCGTGTACTGGTTGATGCCTTTTGGGTTGCTCATCTCAATTGCTCCTTACATGCAAGTCAAACAAAACGGTGACGCCTGCCGGATTCACTTCGCCGATGCTCACCGGCGCATACGTTTTGCCATTCGCCATGAAGCGGTCGTTCATGTCTGGTGCGGCGGCGGCTTCCAGCACCAGTCGTTTATCGCCAGCAGTCACCGTATTGCCGCCAACCATCGATACCCCAGCACCGAAATCCAACACCACGCCTTTGACCGTTGCTGTGCTGGTTGTCACCGCATTCGTCCCGGTGGCAGGATCATACGTCCCGGTCGTGACCCGCGTCACCGTCACATCTGCGCCAAACTTGGTCAGCAGGGATAAGGCGGTGGCTGCGGTTTTGGCGTAGTTGAAAGTCATGCTCTCACCATCGGCACTTGCCCGCCACCGCTCTTCATATAAGGGTGCAACATGGTGTCAATTTCCTTGTACCGCACCGCTTGCCCGCTGTATGCGTCATACGTTATGCTGATTGGGCCGACCGTCTCGCTGCTCGCTGTGCGGCTTTCGTCGGCCATAAGTGTCACCGTTGCTGCGCGGAGTGCCAAGCTCGCGCAGGCATTCTTGACTTCAACCGGCACGACATTAGATGCCACCAGATACGGGTACGAACCTACCGCACCGAGGTAGAACGGTTCAAGGTAAACGAACGCACGCGGCCATGAAAGGGCTTGAGTTGCGGTGTTGCGATACCCTTTCCAGCGTGATCTGTACCGGCCTTCGAGATATATCGTCGCTTTGCGCAAGCATTGCTCGCGGATGGTGTCGCTCGTCAAAGCAGCCCATGCCGCATTACCAAGATTAGCGTGATATGTGGTAGCGTCAGCTACCGAACAGTACGATTCTGCTGTTGCCAGACCTTCACCTGTTTCGACGACCAAGGACATATCTTACTTGCGCCGGATAATGATGCGCTGAATGTGCGTACTCATTACGATTTAGCCGGACGGCCACGGCGCGGCGCATTAACGGCATGAGCTTCGGCTTCTACCGGAACATCAGCAATCTCTGGCAATGCTTCGCCAGAACCATCTCCGAAAACCTCATTGACGGCTGGCGCTTCAGCAAACCAGCGGCCCGTCGCGATATGCTCGCGGGCATCGCAAGCATCCAGCGTCTTCGCTTCACCTTGCGCATTGTAAACAATAGCCATCAAATGCTCCTCTAAATTAGGTGAGGCGGGATTTCACCGCCTCGGATTTTTATACCTTCATCCAAGCGAATTCAATCGTGCCGGTGAAGGTGCCCGTTCCCGCCGTGTGCGTTACATCGTCCGCAATTGCAAAATTGAGGAACATTGGAGCGGCTGTAGTGCGACCATCAAACACCCTTGATGCCGTCTCGGTTAGCGGCGTTGCAATGCTGACTGAGCTGATTGCAGCAACCTTTGCTGCGGCTGTAGCGTTTGCGGTTTCCTGCAACCACGTCGCTTCACCTGCCACCAACGTAGCACCAGTAGTGGCGACCACCGA